TCCTGTTGCTCCGGTCACTCCGACTGGGCCTGTCACTCCGACTGGGCCTGTCACTCCGACTGGGCCTGTTACTCCGATTGGGCCCGTGACTCCGACTGGGCCTGTCACTCCGACTGGGCCTGTCACTCCGACTGGGCCTGTCACTCCGACTGGGCCTGTCACTCCTGTTGCTCCGACTGGGCCTGTCACCCCGGTTGCCCCCGTTGGTCCGGGAGTCGTAACTACATTATTGAGCAATGAATATAAATTTTGAACTTGTAAAGTAAGCAATTGAACACCTGAATTATTTCGTTGACTCATGATTATAATATGATATTAGAAGAAAATGTACAAATTATGGTAATTTATCACATAAATATAAATTGACATTACTTATTAAGATGGAAGAAGTATATAGAAGACTACAGATAGACGGAAGAGATACAAATTATGAAGTATCAAATAAAGGAAATGTGAGAAATACGTTAAAAGACTTTGTACTTAAACAGGGAACGCGTAATGAATACAGACAGGTAACATTATCTGTCAGAAATATCAAAGAAAGACATAAGGTACATAGATTGGTTGCGATTGTATTTTTACCAAATCCATATGATAAACCGTTTGTCGATCATATCGATGGAACCAGATCAAACAATAATGTAGAGAATCTGAGATGGGCCACAAATTCAGAAAATCAGATAAATACCAAACTATCACCTAAAAATACATCTGGTGTCCGGGGAGTCTCATGGGATAAACAAGATAAAATATGGCGTGCATCAATCAAAGTAGATGGAATAACTATTAATATCGGTAGATATCACAACATTGAAGATGCACAGGCAGCAAGGATAGAGAGAGTAAATAAGATCTTTAGGGAGTATGTACATCCGACCGAGAAACATAATTAGAGTAATCATACATTATCGCATATGCGTTAGTGTATAAAAAATATTTTGATATCACTTATTATAAGATGGCTGAAATATATAAGAGATTAAAACTTGATGGACGAAATACAAACTACAAAGTATCAAATCTAGGGAATGTATGGAACACAAAGAAGGACTTCATACTTAAACAAGGATTACGCAATCGGTATAAGTCAGTTGTATTATCTGTAAGGAAGATTAAAGAAAAACATTCAGTACACCGATTGGTTGCTATGGTATTTTTACCAAATCCAGAAAATAAAGACATTGTTGACCATATTGATGGAGTACGTATAAATAACAATCTAACTAATCTTAGATGGGCTACACAATCTGAGAATCAGATGAACGCGGGACTTTCCCGTAGAAATACCTCAGGGGTTAAAGGAGTCTCATGGTGTAGTAGATATTCAAAATGGAGAGTATGTATATTTGTAAATGGGACAAATACTTTTTTAGGACATTATGATAATCTGGATGATGCACGAAAGAGACGTATTGAAAAAGCACAGGAGTATTTTGGAGAGTTTACACATATGATTGAGAAAGCTTAACTTAAATAATCGTCAGTTAGATCACAAATGAGTTCATCAGGACTTTTACCTGTCTGCATTACACCAGATTTAATAAGTTTCTGATACTGAGTCATTGTAAGATCATGTTTCAACATACACATCAGAAAAAACATAACGTGACGTCCACAGGTGGCTACATTTGGTGAGTCTTTTTGATAGTCGACTTTATTTGATTGTACACGGATACCAATAGGAAGATTATTTACAAACTCTGTTAATATCTTTTCAGATTCTCCAAGTCTCTGTCTCTCCTCTGGTGATATATATTTTAGCTCCCCATCAATACCTGTTCCATAAGAATCAAAATAATAGATAAGATTTCTACTTTTACGATACAGACATGTCCAGTGCCCAGAGTTGTATTTTGACTCAATTAGAATTATCATATATGATCCTACTTCTGGAAGCATATGAATAAGACCCCCATACTTTCTAAGCTCACCATATTTGATTATATTTGTTAGTCCAATACGCTTAAGGTCGTCATCACTCACTTGTTTAGTTAATTCACAGGTGTTGCAGGATTGCATACTTAATTAATTTATAATACAAATTGAATATTATTATTTTTTTGTTTCACTCTGATCAAACTGAAATGGGTTATGCCCGTGTTCCATCTCAACTAACTCCTCTTTAAGTTCATTTTCAATATCTCTTGTAATTTGAAGTCCCCCCCAGCAGCAACTTACAGTATTACATTTTGATCTTAGAAAATACACAATAAGACTACCTGCGAATGTTAAACTTATACCAATAATGGTTATGATAAAAAGATATTCATCATTCATTTGATTATACTAATAAAATGAATTGAAATTAAAATAGAATTTAACCAAGAAATACGGCCGTGAATGAGTACGGGAGTGGAGGTCCTGTTGTATTTAGTGTTCCTGCACCTGTCACGATTGTAGGCAGAAGTACAAGGCTGTAAGTAACAGGTCCAGCCGTATTGTTATTAATAATAACACTACTTTGTTCATAATATGTATTTGCTATACCTGCTACATTAATATCAGTCTGTCCTATATAGGCTATATCTGGTGTTGTTCCTCCGCCAGGTGCAATATATGCACCTACACTTCCCGTAAACGCGTTGTTTATACTAAACCCATAAAATGCCGAAAGTGCCCATATACCTGGCGCTAAAAGGATTTGTGCAGAGACTACAGGAGTTGCGGTGATCATATTAGATTGTCCAGCTATTGTACCGGTTAGAATTGAACCATATGTATCAGTAGGTGTTAGGGGTATGTTGGTTGAACTTGCGATAGACATTGTAAATATACATTACAGAATTAAAATAAATATATCTATGATTCTAAATACAGAATCACGTTTTTACCCCTGTTGTCGCACAACTCGGAATAAATATTTATATATATATTTTTACTGAGTTGTGTGACATGGCCAGTAAAAATGGGATTCTGTAATTATCCGATCGTAAGTATATGTGTACGTGGATTAAGGCTATACACATTATTGCTTATTCCTCTACCCAGTATCATATTGTTCAATTTACTTAATTGGCCTACCGTATGGGCCTTTAGAACATCACGGGTATTGTCATCAATCGTGACAAGCTTACCCTTTCTTGGTTGGTATCTACTGAGATAACTAACAAGATCATTTTTATGTCTAACATCGACTTGATTAGGATTTGATGTACCTCTAAACAGATCTACAAGATTACTAGGCTTATCAAGTGTATAAACCTCAGAGTTAGGCCGAGCCAACTTTTCTGAGGCAAGAGCGCCACGAGAGTGCCCAACAGTAATGAGCTTATCGCCATATTTGTTATATGCCTGCTCTTGAATTTTTTTTCTTTTCTCAAACTCTGGAGTAAACCCGAGAGCATACTTTAAATTTGATCCCCAGTCACTTAGATTGTTTGATCCTGTATGGGCTATGACACTTTTATTTGTTTTGGGATTATGGTATACTTGTGATAGATTATTTGATAGTTCACGATCTAGTTGATAATCATCTATGTCATGTTTATCCTTTTCATAGCTGTTTGATAGTATCTTTTGTAGATCATCTGAACTTAGTTCTCCTCCAACTTTTTGATCATTATATGCTATTATCAGGTCAATACCACTATTGAGTTTTTTAGTAATAAACTTTTTATAGCCTTGATTTTTAACGTATCTTGGTGTTAGCTGTCTAAAACGATATGTATTAGGTTTTTCATCTATCTTCTTATTTTTATAACCATGCTGTACAATCCAATCAATTGCCTGCTCCTTGGTGAAGTGATCTTTACTAAATATGATACTTTGTATTTTGTAATGTTCCATAATAATATTATGAAACATAATTAATAATAGTTCAATTATTTATTTTTATTTTTTGGGAAATTACTTGGTATGGCTTTAATATGTTTTCCTTCCTCATTTATTCGACGTGCATATCTCTGTAATCTCATTACTTTATTAGCATTACTTAAATCATTTAATGTCCTTAGGGTTGATACATCAAGACCTTGACTTGTATAATATTGTCTCGCTCTAGTGTGTAACATTTTTCCAAGGACATCGCGATCACTCTTTTCAAGATTTGGAGAATTATGAACATTGTACAACTCGCGAATTCTGTTTATAGAACGCACATTTTTATTAAAAATAGGATCATTTGGTATTGGATCTGTTTTTATTGCATACTCATATAAATTTTGTAGCAACTGTTTAAATTCATTCATCTCAACAGCATCATTTATTTTGTTAAAAAATGGCATTTTTGGTATTTCAGGTGGAGGAGGTACATCTGGTATATCATTATTCTTATGGCCTTTCCTTTCCTCAATAATACGATCAATCGATTCATATATATTATTTACTTTTTGTATATCATCCTGCAATTTTTGTACATCATCGTGCAATTTTTGTTCATAATCGCCCAGTTCCATTTCTCTTTCTGCATGCGCATATTTTTGTTTAATATGTTGAATCTTTTCCTTTTTCTTAATTAAATCTTTTTTCATAATATTATACTGTTCTTTAACATCTTCTTGAATTTTATATAATTTTCTTTCAGTATTATTGTCATAATTATTATGTTGAATCTCATTTAATACATTTTCTAAATTTTCTTTAATTAACTCTACATTACCTTTTCCATTATCTGAGTCTGACGTATATTCATTATTTATATCTTCATCCTCGTTACTATCTCTTATATATGCTTTTTTACGTTGTGTCTGTATTAGAGTGTTGAGTAGATTTGATGAAATTGTATCCACTAATTTTTTATCTAGTTTTGTTCTGGCAATCTTCTCAATTGGAATTGATATATCATCAATTATTGGTGATGTTCCTGTTAAGATTTCATACCGCCCTACTAAATTATCCAGTTTAGTTTTTGTTAATTTAATATCAGCCACGAATGATGATTCCATGTTAACATTATTAACAGAGACTGCTTTTTCGTAACCTTCAACGAGATCCTTTAATTTTGTATTCATTTTTTGAATATCTGTGTATAATTCATTACTTTCTTGAGTATGTAAAAACTCATCTGTATTGATACGTGATACATTAGTTGTGTTAAATTTTATGGTTTCTGCTTTATCAAATAGACTACGAATATACTTATTATTATCAGTAATATTATTGCGTGTAATTTGAATAGAGTTTTTTAGATCATCCATATTATTTAAATATTCGTCTGCATCTTGTGTATTGTTATTCTGACGTGCTTCATACTCGTGATTCTCATACTCAATAAATTCATCGTACAGATCTTCCACATGTTGTAACAATATCTTATTTTCATCTTTTACTTCATTTATTCTATCGGTAATATCTTCTATTGTCTGATAATCATTTAAATTATGTTCTGTATGTTCTGTTGGGTCATACTCACTTTCAGTATCAGAATCGATGTACATAGAATGATTTATATTCGATTCCGTTGGGTCATATTCACTTTCAGTATCATAATCGATATATTGATCTCGGTTTGTTTCATGCATAATATGGTTAATATGGTTAATCATATCTGGATCCATTTGATTCCCGTTATTATGATCTTGTGGTAAAAAATTACTATCATCGCCGTTGTCAGATCCAGGTCCAGGCCCAGGTCCAGGCCCAGGTCCAGGCCCAGGTCCAGGCCCAGGTCCGGGTCTTTGATTATTTAAATTACCTAGATGATCTATCGCACCCGGCTGAACGTAATTAACATTATTATTCACTGGGTTTACCTGATTCATCTGACTCTGTTCAAACATGGAAGACAGAGTATTTGATAATGAATACATCTTCTCAAATATAGAATTTATAAAACTTAATACTTCATCAGAATTATCCATCTCATTAAAAATATATTCTCGCCTAAACACAGTCACATGAATACGTACTACAGTTTCATGAAATTCGTCGACTAACTCTAAAATCTGTCTAACGTTATTTTGTGGTAGTAGATCTTTATTTGGTGTAAGTTTTTCAATCTCTTCATTTATCTGATCAATCTGTAATGACATAGAACGCATAATCTTTATAAGTTTCCCAACAAGTGTATCATTAAGATAACTTGTAGATGCGATTAAATCACTTGATAGTGCCTTGATTCCTAATACAATTTTATCATATGAAATGACAGCCTTTTTAATAGCTTCTGGATTAGATCCTATTTGTGATGCGAGATCTGGATTTGTATAAGATTCACCGTAATACATCTTTTCAAGATCATACAAACGATAGTTAGCTCTTACATCATTATCTATGGGTCTGTAGGTCATGATAGACCCGATAAACCCTTTAGATTTTACATCTTTTAACGGTTTATCTGGTTCTGTAAAGTTATATTGTCCGGTATTAGTGCTTATCTTATGTATTTTCTTCATGTAACTATATTATAACTATATTATAAAATATTTATTGTGTTAGATTAAATTTACAAAACAATGTTATATTTATCATCATGTGATGTTGTTTGTTTTTCACTAATTTTCTTATCTAATATCTCATTGATCTGATTATTAGTTAATCCCGAGTCATTTAGAGACTTAAGATACTGTTTAGCCTTGGCTTGTGTTACATCTTTAAATTCTGCAATCTTTTTAATAAGATGAGATTTATAAACATATTTCTTATCATATCCTTTATCACTCGTTTGTGCAGAATGTATCGGAAATTCTTTATGATTACCCGTCTTAACCTTCTTTAGTTCAGCTGCTAGATCAAATATCTTTTTATTCACATCTTTTTGTTCTAAGGCTCCACCCCGTTCACCAGAGTATTGTGATGGTACTTTCCCCAGTAGTCCGGCACCTTTTTTACGTCCAGCTCCTGCCGTATCTGTAGATGCTTTACGTGACTTTATTGCATCTTTAGCTAAGTTTAGTCCCTCATTAATAAGAAACTTTTTAACCTCAGGATCCGATAACACTTCCTTGCCAACAGATGCAACACCACTCAACGCAGACTTGCCAACACTTGCAGCAGTCGAGCCAGTCTTTTTAATGCCAGACCATATATCATCAAATATACCCTCACCCTGCATCTTTTTTGATGGTCTTCCACGTTTCTTTTTTGCTCCTCCAGATGATCCTGCACCGTATTTATGTACTGTAGGATCATTCATCATCTCGGCTATCTGTGCTTTTGTGGGTGCAATTAAACCTTTTGCATATTGTTGTCTTACTGCTCCACCAGATGATCCACCTCCATGTGCTGCCTCAAGCAGTGCCTTATACGTGTACGGATCCGTCGCCACCTCTTTCGCCGATATTCCTATAGTTTTAAAGGCATCTTTCGCACCTTCTGCCAAATCTTCAAAGAATCCTTCACCTGTCATGTTTTTACGTGGTCTTCCAACTTTACGTTTTGGTTTAGGTTCCTCTGTTAATGCCTTATGAGGTCTTCCACGTTTCTTTGCTCCTCCAGAGACTCCACCACCCCGTCTAGCTCTTACAGCATCTGACAGTAGATTAAGTCCTATTGTCTTAACCTCCGGATCCGATAATACCTGTTTGGTGCCGTTCCATATGTCACCCCATATATCACCCCCGGAGGCTCCACCTCCAGATGATCCAGATCCACGTTGAACATCGCGGGGGGTGTAATGTACTAATTGTTTACTCGGATTCATACCACCAGAGGAGCCTCCAGACGATCC